GGCCTGCTCATTGACAGCAGAAGCCGTATCATTGATCCAAGACATATCAATGGAAAACTCAGGAACTCTTAAAGTGACTTCCTTGCCTGTGGTGCCCTTCTCTAGACCAGGGATGGTGCCCTGAAGCTCTTTCAAGCCAGGAATACTCTGCTCTAGGTTCTCCTTGATTAGAGAACGCAGTTCTTCAAGTGAAAAGTTTGTCATCTCATTAACCTCTAAATAATCTCGTCAGCAATTCCCAAATCAACAGCTTCTTCAGCTGTGAGGAATACATCAAGCTTCTTATCGAAAAGCTTTCTGATATACTTCTTGCTCATGTTGGTCTCTTTGGAGAGCGCTCTGATATATCTCTCCTCTAGGGACTTAAGGTGTTCCAAATCATTGTTCATTGTGGAGATGTATCCTCCCTGCTCAGCTTTCAAACTGTGAATCATAATCTGACAGTTAGCCCCGACCTGTCGATAGCCCTTGGTGCCAGCAGCTAATAGTAGTACGCCTGCGCTCATTACCTTGCCCAAGCCAAGAGTAGTGATGATTGCGTCCTCTCTTGCAATCCGCATAATATCATATACGGAAAACATTTCTGATACCATTCCACCGTGAGTCGAGATCATAAATTGAATAAGGTCGCCGCCAGAATAAACATACCGCAGCATTTGGTCTATCACTTCCTCGCATCGGTCCTCATTGACTGTGCCATATAGTTTAATCAATGCGACGGTCTTGGGCTCTGATAGTACCAGTTCCTCGTCCTCAAGTTCAACCTCTATCTGTTCTTCACGCTGTAATTTTTGGGGGGATTTGGTGTTTTTTGCCATGTTTTAATTAGTCCTATAAAACTTATCCAACTCTTTCATTGCCTCTTTCCAGTTGTTAAAAGTTACAATATTTCTTAACGGACCTGGGAATGAGCCGATGATCAGCGCTATCGCGTTCTCCTTCCAATTGCCCAAGGCCTGATGATCCAATTCTTTTATTAGTTCGATTTGATTTTCCCCTAGTCCAACCTCAGACATATGCTTATACTTCAACTCCCTAAGGAATTTAATCTCATCCACAATCAAAGCCATCAGCTTTAAAGAATGAAACAATACCATTCTAGAAAAAACAGTATATCTACCCAAAGCTATGATTGCTGAACTTATCTTGTACAGCACTGCTCCTACAATTGCCCAGGCAATTGCCACCAAAATACCACTCATCCTTCACCTCTTATTCTAAGTTATTATACACTGAAAAGCTGTAAGCTGTCAACAGGTTTTTTACCTTGCGCAGCCCTGGTGTCAACTCATCATTAACGATCTTTTCATATTCAGATTCAAACCAACCTTCGACCCACTTCTTGGCTGGGAGCATCCAGTAATAGTTTCTTCCGGTGAACTGTTGTGTAATAAAGTCTATGTCCATCTTATCGCCTGTCAACCAATGTCGAACAGCCATTGACATTCGGTAGCCTCGCAATTCTGCCCACGCTCTACCAGGACTTGGTAGTGGTAACAAACAAAGCAAAAACAAAAGGAACCAAGAACTCAGTGGATATAGAAGCGCAACAGTTGCCAGCAGTTGTGGTGTCAGATACAAGAAATTAAAGAGGACACCGTACCTCTTGCGATCAGAAAGGTGCACGTACTCATGACACAGCACCTCGGTGGAATAATAATTATTGGCTTCCCACTTCTGTAAGGATGGAATATAAACTTTTGGATAGATTGCCGTAATGAACCTATCCATAAAGTCGGGAGTGAAAAACAATAGTTTAGAAAGAAATCTCATCCAAAGGCTTTGGTTCTTTTCTATGATCTCAAAGCCTTGGATCTGCTGGGACACGTGGTGCTCCAGCAATCTTCTCACCTTTGCCCGTTCAGCAAAGGTGAGACTTGTCCAGTTCATCAGGAGAACTCTTTAAGTAACCGCTGCGCAACACGCGCTGAAACTCGCTTGACGATGTCTTCGGTCAACTGCTCGGAGTTTTCATCATCAACAACTTCGATGCCTGCCTCGGCGAGCATGGCTTCAACTTCCTGCATCATCTGCATTTCAGTATCTTCTTCGTCGGCGTCTTCGTCGGCGGCATCTGTAACGTCACCTTCGTTGTCGTCAGTGACATCTAGTTCAACGTCACCTTCTACATCAGAGACATCAACGTTGACATCGTTGCCGTCATCATCGGCGGCGGCCTCAACGGCATCACCCTCGATCTCAACATCAACTTCAAGCTCGGCGGCGACTGCCTGAACTACTCGACGAAGTAGGTCCTCAGGAGCGGCGGGGGGAGCGTCGGCTTCGACTTCGAACTCGTCGGCCATCTCCATCTCTTCTTCTTCAGCAACGACTTCTTCGGTCACTGCTTCTTCAGTTACAGTTTCTTCGGCGACCACCTCTTCTTCGGTGATTGCTGCTTCTTCCATTGGCTCGTCGTCGCGCTTATAATCCATAGCCATTTCACTAATCATTTCATTGTTGATCGGTGCCAAATTGGCTAACTTCATAAATCGTTTGATTGTTCCTTCGTTAAGAAGTTTCTTGCTCATAATAAAAGTCTCCCTTAAGAATAAGTTTCTCACAATAAGTAGTTTAAAAACAGTTAAACGTACAGATTAGTTCATATTTCGTATTTTTAAATTTAACTTCTGAAGAGCCGAATCTTGGATTTGTTTTACTCTTACAAAACTCAAAGATAACCTTTTGGCTATCTCCCTCAAAGTCATGTTCCCGTGCTTGTCTACGGCAATGAGCGTGCAATTCAAGTCCTCTTCAAAGTCAAGCCAATATCTACAAGAATCCTTAGCGCAAATAGTACTTGTCTCTTTACACCTCTTAAAACAACTCATAGGTCTGGATGCTCCTTTTCTAATAGGTCGAAGATGCTTTCCACTTCTGTCTCTTCAAGGGCAAACTTTTTGGATATCTCGTCTGCTTGTTGATAAGTTTTTTTCATCTTCTGTCGTTTTTCTCTATTTTGGATGTTGTTGTTTTCCTTATGCTCCGCCACCAAAGATAGCACCCTCTCGTCCTTCTTGAGGTAGGCATCGGCCAAGATCCTAAAGAATTCAGATTGACGGACGCCATCATACTGCCACCGAATCTTCAAGTCGGCGTGCTTCTTCGGAGTATCGTAGTAAACAATCTTTTTGTATTTACTTTGGGAATCTTCCACTGATCATCGCCTCTTGAAGATAGTCTTGAAGATCGTCCTCATGATATCCTGTTACCAAGCTGGGTGCATCTGGATACGGAATCTCCTGGGCATCCCCACCGATAAACAGAAACATTGTTGGAACTCCCTCAACTTCAAAAATATTTGATAAACCCTCATCGTCAGCTGAGTCTATGATTGCAAATTTAATGTTTCTGTTATACTTGGATTCAAGCCTCGATAAGACACCTGTCAGGCCTCTGCACAGATGACAGCCATCACTCTTAAATGTAACCACACAAGGGTTAGAAGAGTTCAGTATTTCTTGTTCAAAGTTCTCACGAGTTAACTTGATCATTCCCTTTCACCTCCTCTACTGCCTTCATTGCTGCTCCCCAACAGGAAGGGCAATAAAGATTTACTTTCTTCTCCTCCTCACGAACAACAACATACCAAGACATTACCATCTCTCGGTCCTTCTTGTCAAAGGGTTTTTCACAAACAAGACAACTATCTTCCAGTTGCCCAAACATATTGATCTTCTTTGTGAGTTCCTTTTCCAACTTCTTGGACTTCTTGTTCTTTACTTTAATACTCATTTCTTATCCGTTGAGCCAAGTGCCCCGTCGCCCCTGTCGCTGATTGTGATTGGATACCACTGGTATAGATTATCTTCTGCTGTGGCAATAGCTCGGAAGTGCACCACTGGTGTCATAACCACCTGAGCAATCTTATCACCCGGTCTAACGTAGCGAGCCACTTTGCCAACATTATGAAGATTAATAAACACTTCTCCATCATAGCCTGAGTCAATCACACAAGCACCGACCAGAAGGTTCTGCTTTGCAGCCACACTGGATCTGTTCTTAACCTCCAGCATATATCCGTGGGGGACACCAAACTTCAACCCTGTTGAAAGCACAGCACACTCGCCCGGATCAATGATGGTAACTCCATCTTCATAAGCTTTAAGCCGACTGGTGTCTGGGCTGTAAAAAATGTCCAACCCTGCGTCAGATGGATTTGCCCTGGTTGGGGGATTAACGTCGTTCCTGATCATGTGATACTCTAAAAGCATTCTTTCCTCCTTTTTGTTTATTATATGTGAATAGAATGTTGATGTCAAGTATTAACCAACAAGTCTGAAATATCTTCTGATAGAGCGTGTAGAGAAACCCCACTGCTCATCATAGTCAAGACGTGCCATATATGGACGATTGATAAACACACGGTCCTGTCCCGGCTTTACACCCCAACACTTAATCTTTGTTGTCTTGTTAGTAGAATCAATTGCCTCTACAATCCAATAGTCTTTTCCATTGCGAGTCTTTTTCTTTTCTAGGCCTCGGGCAATAAACCATACCAAGCCCAGGTCTGGGTCATACTCGGAGATCGGTGGAATAAACTTCTCTTCTAGCTTCTCCAACAACTCCTGGGTTACAACCATACTCATCGGGAATGCACCAGTAAGAGTTGTGAGGAACTCTATCTTCTCTTCTTCTGTGAAGTCACCCTCGGGTGCATACAAGGGAATGTTCTCATGGAGATCCTTTTCTTTTCTCGGCCTATCGACTGCAACGCAAGACCAGAAATGCTTTAGGCCTGTGAATCTATCATCCATCAAACAGTTCAGTGCCTGACTCCTGACGAGAACATCAATAGACTTCTTGTTCAATTTGCTGTATGAGATGTCTTCGTTGAACAAGAACTGCTCAATAGTTTTGAATGGGCGGTTGTTTATAATCTGTTCCACTGCCTTTTCCCCCAACCCCTTAATGGAGGTCAAAGGTTGAACCAGTGTCTTGTCGTCTGCCAAGATGTTCCAAGATGTCCCTGAGTTGTTGACATTCATTGGCTCAATCTTATAGCCGAAGCTTTTTGCAATATTAATTGCCTGTTCCTTTCGACTCTCTGGTTCTCGCCCAAGGAAGGCAGCCATCCACTCCGCAGGATAATTGTGGAAGAGCCAAGCACACTGGAAAGAAATAAAGCAATAGCTTACCGCGTGGCTCTTGTTGAACCCATACCCTGAGAAGTATTCAAAGGTATCCCACAGCTTCTCTGCTGCGTGTCGGGCGATGTTTTTCTCCTCACAGCCCTGAATGAATTTACCCTTGATGACCAACATCTCTTCTGCACCCTTGCCTGTCCCCTTCTTGGTCAGGAGCTTGCGCAGCATATTACCTTCATCAAGAGAAACATCTTTACCGAGCTTGTGAGCAAGCGTTGCGATTTGCTCCTGAAAGATCAGGAAGCCATATGTGCTTTCAGTCACCTCGCGAACAATCGGGTGGATGTATTGAATATACTGTGGATTGTTTTTGGCCTCAATGTAATCACGATCAACCTTTGCCGACAGTGGGCCGGGGCGATAGATTGATGTGATGGCAGCAAGGTCAATAATATTAGTGGGCTTGGACCTCACGCACAAGTCCTGGGCTCCTTTGTGTGTAAACTGGAAGACGCCTGCGAACCTGCCCTTTTGAAAGATGTTCTCCCAGATCTCTTGGTCATCGGTATTAATCACATCTGGGTGGAGGTTCTTATTATAAAATTCTTTTACGTGCTCAATTGTTGGGTTCTCAACACCCCTCTTCTTTCTGAGGATGTTGACGATTGCTTCCTCAATCATCTCCACCGTGGAAAGCCCGAGGATATCAAACTTAATAAAACCCATTGGCTCAAGATGGCGAGCATTCATTCCCTCGGTCCAAGGGGTCTGGCGGATGCCACCTGAGTTTACCAGTGGCATATAACGATCCAGCTGCTCGCCGATAACAACGCCGCCTGCGTGTCTTGATACAGAACGGATCTGACCGTGCAAGGCTTGAATGTGTGTTCTGATATCTGGATACTTCCTCAAGAACTTCTGAAGCGAATCGCTGAACTCCATGACCTCTTCAAAGGTTGGATTGTACACGCCTGCGGCGATGCCGTGTTTCTTCTTTGCACGCGGAGTAGCCTCAAGGAGCATCTTGCTTGTGACGGCATTGACCTCGGTGAAGGGGACATCATAGAACTTTGCAATATCTTTTACCAAAGATCGCAGACCCAAGGTATTAAAGTTTGAGATAGGGACAACCACGTTGTTGCCCCACTTATCAATCAGGTGTTCCTTGAGCCGCATTGGATTAGCCACGTCGTAATCAATGTCTGGGTACCCCGAGCCACTCCGTGTAAGAAACCGCTCAAACAGCAGGTCATACTCAAGAGGATCGACTTGTGTAATATCAAGTAGGTAAGAGATAAGAGCCCCAGCGGCGGAACCACGGGCAGGGCCGACCAACGACAGGCTTTGTGCCTCATCGCTAACCGCCTTCATCGTCAAAAAGTACTTGGCAAAGCCTCGTTCTTGAATGACTTCCAACTCCTTGTTTAACCTGTCTGTATAGATTTTAAGGCCTTCAAGGTTTCTTTTCCTTAACCCATCATAGCAAAGACTATGGAGAGCTTGGTCGGCATCTTCATATTCATCAGAGACAACAAACCCAGGAAGCCGGACGGTGGTGTCCGGTTGGAAGTCCTCGATGAGGTCCATTGCTATCTCATGCGTGCGCGTAATAGAATCATAGATAAGCTTGTCATCATACTCAAACCCTGCTTCAGCAGAATATTTTTTGTATGCTTCCCACATCTGATTGCCGTTCTTTGGGTAAAGCTCATACCCGATCTCATCAACGGACTGTGGCAACTCATCGCTCATCCACTCGGGCTTCTTCTTGCCGAGCCAAGCAAGGCGCTTATACAGTTCACGATCCTTCCAAGCGTCGGGTCGCGGGTAATGGGAATCCGCTGTTGATACCAGCTTGATCCCAAACTCCTCCGCAATACGAATGACGTATTGGTTGAGTTCGTGTTGCTCTTTGATGTTGTTCCACTGCACCTCGGCATACCAACGGTCGCCAAAGATATCAATCATTTCACGGGAGGTTTCTCGCATTGCTTCAAGAACAGCTTCTTCGCCATCGTCTCTATTCTCCCAGTAATTACCAGCATACACACCACCAAGACAAGCGCTAGTGCTAATGAGATTACGACCGTACTTTTTAAGGCCCGCGTAGTCCACCCTTGGATAGCGGTAAAAATTGCCCGGTTGGTAGCTCTCGGAAACAAGCTTATAAAGATCATTCAAACCCTCCTGGTTTTTCGCCAACAGGACCAAGTGTCGTCGGCGGTTCAGAATGTTTTTTAATTTCCGGGTGCTCTGCTCGTCCTCTACAACCGTTGCGTTGATGTCTTTGTTTGTGTGAACACGATTTCTTTTATTCTGCTTTGCCTTCTCGTATTCCTCTTTCCACTCCTCCACCGAGGGAATGAAGTATGCCTCCACACCAAAGATGGCCTTGAACTCTTTACCATCCTTGCGCATCTTCTTGAGGTGTTGAACTGTGGAAGGCACAGCATTCATATTGCCGTGGTCGGTAAATGTGTGAGCCTCTAAGCCATTCTCATGGGCGAAGTCCATATGTTCGGGTGGATAACCAAGGCCATCACCGGGACTATACCCGCTGTGAGCATGAAGGCCAACGAAAGGGATTACTGTTTCTTCACTCATTCCTACTCCTTTTTCACCGGTATTATACCCCAATGACGGGCAGGAGTCAAGAAGTTTCTTCGTCGTCTTTACCTACGAGATTGAACTCGCGATACTTCAACATTGAGGGGGGAGCACGCTTTATTCTTTTTCTTTCCTCGGAGGAAATGTATTCGCAGTATCCTTCCCAACTATTGATATTATAGAACCAAGGCAGGGGTGCGAGGTCTTCCTCCTCTACTCCCTCGAACCCTATTACATCTTGCAGGTCAAAGAAGCGTGCGGAGTAGCGCTCTGCCATTGGGCGGAGCTTGAAGTTGTAGGGCTCCGCCTTAGCGGTCTCGGAATAGTCCATCTCATACTTGCCTGTGCCCTTTTCTCTTATTGTATTCTTCCACCTGCGCACATCTTCAAGGGTGAAGGTGAAGGGCAGGAAGTCACCGTCTGCTGCTGTGCGGTCGTTATAGGTGAAGATTACCTTGTTATCGGTGACCAAACGCTTACGATATTTGAAAATATCCAATGCGTGGTTCATTCCATAGGGCCAAGATACAAAAAATTTTCGCGGCGTTACCCAACGCGATAAGCTTCTCATTGTGCTATCTGCCACCCACGCGCCGTGGATCAAGCTCCAAGTCAAACAATCCCTCTTGTCCCGGTCGTCGGGATGCACTGGGACATAGAAGATCGGGACCTCCTTGTAATACAAGTCGGGCATCTTTCTATACTGTGCCTCGCGCAGGGGCGCATAATCAAAAAGATAATCCCCCAAGCG